TGGTGTCATTCTTCATCCCCATCAACAATCATGTTGTATGCTTTGTTTTCTTCAAGCTCGATCTCATCCATCCATTCTTCAATGTATGGAATGGGCGGGAAATCCTCACGAATTTCTGTTGATCCATCATCCCAAGTGATCTGTACTGCATAGCTTTTAATTCTTCGATCCATCATTCTTTATCTCCTTCGTGTATTTCTTTAACACCACAAATGCAAAGAACAACTTCCTCGCATTCGGGGTCGATATCAAAATCAGCGCAAATGTCATACCAGTCCCTTGGTATGACAGTAGGATCAAGCCTAATCCACCCACCTTTGGGTAAAACACGATAACCCGCTTTTTCAATTTCTTTTTTAGTAAGCATAATATTCTTTCTATTTACCAACTTGCACAATAAGTAAACCAGTAATCGCTAGAAAAGTCTTTAAGACACTTTTCAAGACCTTCGACTGTTATCTCCATCTCTTCTTTTAAATCGTCTGGATCTTCTTCGTTTTCAAAATCGCAGGGTTTACCTTCGAGCGATAGTTTGCATTGTTCTAATAATTTTTCAATGTCTTCGCGATCAATTTCGCATTCTTGCAAAACATCTCGGTCGCTCAAGATATCAATAAACCACTCGTTTACTTTGTGGCATTTGCGCCAATACATTGCACGAAATGTGACATACTGAACCTGTCGATCAATGCCTACCAACTCACCAATTTGCTTCGCTACTTCATCACCAGAATACAAAAACTTTTTTGCACTCAAATACATATCTAAACCCATGATTACTCCCCCTTTAAAGATTGCACAAGTTCCAATATATCCTTGTCAATGATATCCATCGACTCAAACGCTCCCCAGTCTTCCTCCCAAACTCTTAAAAACTCAGCGCATTCGCTAGTTACCTCCTCTGCCAAACCAAGATTAATTTCATCGGTTTGCACTTGCATACCAAGTGCATATGCTCGCTCAATCATTTCAATTAATTTATTCATTTTTAGCCTCCTGTTGTTCCGTAGGTTGGAATAATATCCATGATCGTCCAATCATTCGGTATGTTGGTTGCCGTGCCAAATCGCAAAGCTTCCTCCCTTGTTTGAAAAATCCCCATTAATTTACAACCCTCTACTGGGTTGCCCGTTGCTATCGTGTATTTCATGCTTTTCCTTTTTAAGTTGCACAATACCCCTCGCGGGGTTTCGCTTATTTAAAGCTCATCAGTTGTGCTTAGACAATCTCCCATTTAAGGTCAAATACAGTCGGATAAAACTCCCTCGTGCCCTCCTTTGCGCCTATCGGCTTCACCCAAACGCGCCCAGTGCTAGCGTCGTGCATGGGCGGTCGCCCGCCTATAAGCTCGTACTCTTCGCCCTCGCGGGTTTTAAGCGTAATTCCGTTGTGAATAACTGTTTCCTTTTTATCTACTAAAACCCAGTTGTATTTTGTTGCTAATGAAGTCATTCGATCACCTCTAAAAATTGTTCGTATTGGTCGCGCTCGCTATCGGTTAAAAGATTAATCAGTTTGATGTGCGCGGGGTTTCCAGTAAAGCCCATATAAAATATAGCCTCGTGTTGTGCCTTGTGCATAGTGTCGAAGTCGCCTAAAAATCTGTTGTTATGGTTAAACACAAGGTATCTCATTGCATGGCCTCCAGTCTTCCCCTGTTGAATAAAAATGTCGCGGTACATCTGTGCTCTTGGTACTCGCGCGCTAGCATTCGCTCGAATTTTGCGAGCTTTATCCGGCTTTTTTGAAATAGATAACCCGCTTGTATGTAATCAAATTCACTGTATTTCATTATTTTCCTTTGTAGTTGCATTAGACCGACTCGCGCCGGTTTCGCCCACTAGGGCTCATCAGTAATGCTAATGAAGCGCGTAACTCACAATCTTTGAGCCCCAACAAGCGCGACAAAAGGCGCACTCTCCACCTTGACTTGGCGCTTTGCATTCGAGCCCCAGTGGCTTGTTTGTGTGGACATTTGAAGTTGTGACGCCTCGAACACCTCGAAGGCTCGCGGGTAGCTCCACCGGCTTATCCGGATACATCGCAGACAATCGCACAATTAGGTTTTTAGGTATTACTCCACCGGTTGAAATAAACTCTTTAATAATTGCGTATTCGCGCGTGGGCAACCAGTGGCGGGTTTTAGGTGTAAGCTCGCAGACTTCTACAATCTTTTTAAAGTGAGTGAGACCATGGAGGTCGCCCGCATCATGCCATCTGAAATAAGGGTCTAAGCCAATGAGAATCGCCATTGCATCGATCCAGTGCGGATTATCCAATGAGTCTAAGCGCGCGAATTGTGCCGGCTTGATGGTTTTCTCGTACATCTTGTAAAAATTGCGGTCGGCGTAACAAACCGCGCAGACCGAGCCGGCTATTTTCGACATCTTGAAACCGGTCTTACAAGCCTCGGTGGGGAGGCTGTAGGATTTACAGGGCATCTTGGATGTTTGGGTGAGCCCGCCGGTGAGCGCGCTCGCGTCTTTTTTAAGCATAATTACTCGCATAATGTTTTCAATTGTTCAGCTTGGAATTTTCTGTACTCTTTTCGGATAATGTCGATCAAATCAATCGACGGATCAGTCATAAGAGTAATACCGCTTGTCGATAAATTCCTGCACAATTGTCGCGCTATCAGACTGCTCAGACCGATGATCTCAAATACATAATGTCCTTTTCTAATAAAAGTACGCCTTTCAATTAAATCAAATTCTTTATTCAAATATTTTATTGAACAAGCGTCATGTCCGTGAGATGTAAAAACAGTTTTCATTTTGATTTCCTTAGTTGTTGCATAAGACCCCGCAAGGGGTTTCGTCCAGTCAGAACTCATCAGTTATGCTTTTTTGAATTACCGCGTATATTCGGGCAATTTCCGGTTCTGTAAGCCCAAGATCGCGGACAATGATTTTTTCACTTTCAGCGTGCTCAAGCGAAGCGCCCGCAATTTTTAGGATGAGTAGAAGATCGGTTTTATTCATGTTTTAACCTCAATTAAAGTAAGCGCGAGCCAATGGCGCACCTAATGCGTTACGGGCGGTGTTTCTGATGCGCTGAGGATCGGTTGCATTTGAGCGCCAGTAATTCCACAAAGCGCGAGCCAGCACCGCGCAAACAGCTTTTCTATACTCAGTGGGGAAGTATTGTCCTGTGCAATAATCGATTCTGAATTGATCGCTGTAACTATTAGCGGGAATAATGGTAAGGCGACCAGAAAAAGCCTCATTGCTCGCTGTAATAAGTTCCTGAGCGGTAATACCAGAACGCTCTACATAAGACAGCAAAGCGCGTGCATGGTGCAGATCTTTGGTGATGGCGCGAACCTCCGCGCGGTAGCTGGAAGGGTCTCCGTAGTTGCAGTATTCAAGCTGGGGGCGTTTACTTGCGAAAGTGCGAAGAGCTGAGATAATTTCGTTTTTCATGGTTTAATCCTCTGAAATGAATTGTTCAAAGTGGGCGATCTTTGCTTTGATGGTCTTGATTTTCTGCACAGCCCTCAAGGTATGGGTGAGGCTATATCCGCTCACATAAGCCTTGAGCCCGCCCAAGTAAAAGTCTGGATTGAACTCAATGGCGTCCAATTGCGTATAAAGGTCATCGATTGCTTTGTAGGCTTGTTGCTCTGTCATGGTTACTCTCCTTGGTTTAAAAAAATACACCCTCAAAAATTCAAGGTGTATACCTTAATAGCAGACAAAATTCATGCCAACGGGTGTAAGTTGTTGATTTATAAGGGGGTGTATTTGTTTTTGGGGGTTGTTTTGTGTGAGCGATAAAAGACTGGGGGGATTGCGCGGGCGGTCATTCTTGGTTTATACTCATCAAAACGCAGGGGAAAGCCAGTAATGAATACATCGAACGCAGAAAAGCCCGCTAAGAAACAAGCCCGCATTCCAAAGCTCACGAGAGAGCAGATAAGGGAGGGATTAGACCAAGTCCCAATAGATCACATACTGGGGATACAAGGTAAAGAGAACGCACTCACCAACAAGCAAAGAGAATACGCCAAAAAGCTAGCGCTCGGCACAATGAGTAAGAGACAAGCATACAAAGAGACTTACAACGCTATGAGTGAGCATACGCTCAATAGCGATCCGTATAAGCTGGCGAGTGATCCCCGAATAGTCCAAGAAACAATGGCTTATAAGTTGGCTATCGAGGCGGAAAAACACCGAACACCGGTGCAATTGAGAGCACACCTCATTCACCAACTAGTCAACCACTCAATCAATCCCGAGACCCCGCCGGCTCAGCAAATAAAGGCCTTGGAGCTAATCGGCAAGCTCTACGAGGTCGGCGCCTTCATGGAGCGCAAAGAGACAACAGTCATTCACCAATCAACCAACCTAAAAGCGAAGCTCCTCGAGCGTCTGCGCTCTGTTGTGGATATAGAGGCGAAGGGAAAAGATGATGGGCTTGATCTACTGGAGGAGCTAAAAGACGGAAAACCGCCCGCGGTCGACCCTACCGCGCCCCCACCCCCGCTCGCAGACGCGCCCCCCGCGCTCGCAGGTACGCATACTATTCCACTCAAACAATCCGACCCTTTTTCCGAAGACATCCCCAATGATCAATTCTGGAAAAATGTTTCTGAGAGCGAGAAATAAGAGGTGGGGGGGGTATATTTTTTACAAAAATCGGCAAGTGCCCATTGTGTCACCTGTATTTATTACAAACCTATTCATGTGACACAATGGGCAGTAAAAACTTATGAGAGTTAAAATAATCAATACTATCAAAGAGTTACGATTGATGAGGGGGGTGCCCATTTTTAAGAATCGTGACGAGTGTATGGGAATATATATGACTGAAAAACAAAAGACGATATTTTTGGTGATAGATGAGTGGTGGAAGTCTTATGGGTATGGGCCCTCTATAGATGACATCATGTACCAGACGGGTGATAAGGGGCGAGCTAATGTGCATCGTCAGATTAAATCTCTTTGTGATATAGGGGTGTGTAAGAGACTTCCTGGTAAAGCTCGAAGCGTGCGGCCTGTTTATGTTAAGTTTAAGAACATTCAATGAACGACGAACAAATCATTGAAGCGATCATGAAGATGCCTGATGAAATGGCGTCTGAGATGATGAACATGTTTGAGGTGTACAAACAGAGCCTGAGTATTGAGCAGGCTCAAGGTGACTTTATGATGTTTGTAAAAGAGATGTGGCCGGGCTTTATACACGGACGGCATCATAAAGTGATGGCTAGAAAGTTTGAGGAGATAGCTGAAGGAAAAATTAAACGTCTGATCATCAACATGCCACCCAGACATACGAAATCTGAGTTTGCATCTTATTTACTGCCGGCGTGGTTTTTAGGTAAGTATCCTGGAAAGAAGATCATTCAAACATCTAATACAGCAGAACTCGCGGTAGGGTTTGGGCGCAAGGTCAGGAACCTTGTGAGCTCAGAGCAGTACCATAAAATATTCCCTAACGTGAATTTGCGGTCAGACAGCAAGGCAGCCGGACGCTGGGCTACAAACCAGAATGGAGAATACTTTGCGATAGGAGTCGGAGGAACCGTGACCGGTAAAGGTGCTGATCTTCTTATTATCGATGATCCTCACTCTGAACAAGAAGCTGCTTTAGCGTCAGGAGACCCTACCGTATTCGACAGGGTTTACGAATGGTACACATCTGGTCCTCGTCAGCGTCTACAGCCTGGTGGGGCAATCATTGTCGTCATGACTCGCTGGAGCAAAAAAGACTTGACCGGTAGGATAGTCCAGTCCTCCATCGACCGAGAAGGAAACGATGAATGGGAGATCATTGACTTCCCTGCAATCATGCCTAGCGGAAATCCTCTCTGGCCGCAGTTCTGGTCGCTAGAGGAATTAGAAGCTCTTCGTTCTGAATTGCCGGCGGGAAAGTGGAATGCTCAATATCAACAGAGTCCAACTTCAGAAGAGGGTGCGATTATCAAGAGGGACT